CTCTCTTTGTATTCCTCTGCGATATCTTGGTTACATGACGGACATACATCATGTTCATTAAAAAACTCCGTATGGTGCTCGCAAGTTTCGACTTTCTGGAGCAACTTTGATTTGATTGATTTGGCTTTTTCAAACTCTTCGTGTATTGTTTCCTTCTCAGAGATTTCCCCTTTAAGTGTTGAAATTTCTCCGAGAATGTCATCAATCTCCAACTGGACTCTAGCAATTTCTGCAGTGTGGGATTCGACTTTGGCTTGGAAATTTTTAATCGTTTCTGTCTTCGCATCACTAATAGTTTTGATAATATTCGTTTGGCTTTCAACTTTCGTCTTAGCGTTTGCGATCTCTGCTTCAATCTTAATGATAGCATCTTTGGTCTCCTGTGCTTTCTCTTTCAATAATGAATTTATTGTAGAGAAAATACGAATATCAAGAATGTCTTCAATGACTTCCCTACGTTGACCAGAAGGTAGCTGCATAAATGGGACGAATGATGCTGAACCCAAGATAACTACCTGAGTAAATGTTTTATAATTTAATTTGAGAATCTGTTGCTCAAGACTCTTCTGATAGTCACGTGATGCAGCATCTTGATTTATCATCACACCATTCTGCCAGATCTCAAAGATATTTGGTTTGATACCACGAACAATTTTATATTCAGCTGGACCAATATTAAATTCAATAGTGACTAAACAGTTCTTACCATTGATACTATTAATCAACTGATTTTTATTGATGTTACGGAATGGTTTACCAAACAATGAAAAGCACAATGCATCTAAGATTGTGCTCTTACCTTCACCATTCTTACCAATGATTAAAGTTGTTGTTGATTTGTCTAGTAATACTTTATTCGCTGAGTTTCCAGTGGATAGAAAATTCTTCCACTCTACACTTTTAAATACAATCATTCACTCTTCCATTTCATACCCATAGACTTATAAATGAATCTCATTATAAAGTTGGGTTTCTTTTTAGAAATAACAGTAATTGGCATGGCATCTACATTAATAGTAAAGGATGGCGAGCCAAGATTATTAGAGATAGTAGTCCAAGTAGATCCGCCATTACTAAGTAACATACCAGACGTAGTTAAAGTTATCACAGAATCGGCAAGACGCTCTTTACGTTTTCGTTCTTCATATTCAGTGCATGGTTTAAAATCTAAATCTAATAAAATCTGTTCCGTTAATGGAAAAAAATACTGGATCTCTAGTTGTTGCATTAGACCACCTCTACGTTAATCGCTTCCGTATATAATGTTTTCATAAATGTCTTAACGTGTTCTTTATCAACATCTGTTTCGACACTGTCAATGTAATTAGATAAAACGCTGAGTGTATCTTCAAGATTAATTTCTTCGCCAATCTCTCCGTCTTCAAACTCAGACATGTCCTCAATAATTTTGATTTCATGACAACCTTTATTATACAGCTTTTGAATAAATTTGTCAAACTTATAAAAATCATTTTTATTGACAACAACTAACTTAACAAACTTATTCTCTAGATCGAGAGAGTCAAGGTCGATGGGTTCACATCCTTTGTCGGTGTACTCAATTCTGGTGAACATTGTATAAGGATTTGGGATGAACTCGAGTTCTCTATTGTCAAGGCTAAACAAGTGGAACCCTCTTGGATCATTATAATCTTGCCAAGTAAGCTCATAGGGATTACCGAGGTAATGAATGTGACCATTGCCACTGCGGTGATGATAGTGCCCACTGAACACGAGATCAAACTTATCAAACAAACTTGTTTCCAATCCTTCATGAGATTGCATTCCCTTATACATTGCAAAGCCAGCGATTTCAAAATGCCCCATGCAAATTTCTGCTTGCGTTTGTTTTAATTGATCCAACGATTCTTGATAATTGTCAGGACAAATCCATGGCATCATACAAATTGGAGTGCCACCAACATAGATAGTTTGTGGCTCATCAATAACAGTTATATTCTTATACTCACGTAACAGTAAGTCAGGTGAGTTTACATCATTGGTGTTTTTGTAATATGTATCATGATTGCCAGCGAGCATATACACACTAATATTACGCTCAGCCAACTTATCAAAGAACATTTCTTTTGCACGTTGGAGTGCATAGAAGTTGACGTATTTACGCCTATCAAAAGTGTCGCCAAGAATAAGTACAGTATTAATGCCAGCTGCATCAAGACTAGGAAAGAAAGTGCTGTCATAAAATTTCTCAAAAAAGTCTAGGAACGCTATACTATCGTTTCTAGCACCAAAATGTTGATCGGTAATTATTGCTACTCGCATTTTACACCATTTGCGGTTATTTCCATAGTAGTAGTTTCTTTTTCGTTTTCAACTATAAAGGAAAGCATTACTTCAAATGTATCAAACTTACGTACAAGTTCTTCACCATTTTCTAAAGTTAATTTGACTTCATACATCAGACGAACCCTACCTTTCTTTCCTTTGGTTTATGTTGTTGTTCATTAAACACTTCAGCAATAGAATAAGAATCTTTAACTACAGGAAGTGATACTTCAAGTTTATCTGCTAATTTCTTTGCTTGTTCTGCATTCAATGTATCAAAGGTAACGATGTCAAAACATCTTCCTGGTCTGGTCAGAGCAGAGTCAATATCACGAATGCTTGGTAGGTTGGTAGAGAAAATCATCTTCTTACCTTTAGTTGTAACAAGACCATCACCTACGTTAAGGAAACGATGCATCATTGTGTTACCTTCAGTTCTTGGTGCCAAGAAAGCATCGCTATCTTCAAGAACCATCACGCTCTCATCTGATTCAATAAAGTGTGCAAAGAAACCATCCTTATCAAGAATGTTTGCATCATAAGAAACGATTGCAGAAGAGTTTGTGTGAGAAAGAAGACCACGAATGAAAGTTGTCTTACCAGTTCCAGGTGGACCAATTAGCAAAAGAATATTTGCTGATGAATGCATATAACGATCGTAGTAGCTCTCAAGACTTTCCCCTTTAAGGAAAGGATACATCTCTGCAACAGGTAGTCTATCACGATTCAATGGAACATTAACAGATTGTCCATCACCACCATATACCCACTCGATATGGCAAGTAATTTGGTCGAAGTTCTGTTCAACCATGGTAACAACACCTTCTGCAAAATCTGAGTCGCCATACGCACGTACATCGGTAGTGTTACTGTTAACATCAAACTTAATAAAGTTGTTGGTGCCATTCTCAACAATAAAACCTGAAGACGGAGAAGATTGAACGAATAGCCAATCAGCAAATTTTCCTTCAGACCATTGTTGCCACTTTTCACGATTGCACAAAACTGAAGTGTGACGATGAACAGTCGAAACACCTGCATCAGAGCGACGCTTAAAAATTTCAGATGTGATTAAGTCATCAACATCAGAAACTCCAAGGAAAATTTTATTATCAGTTGTATTCATAATTTCTTTCAAATTAAACATATTGTCATAAGAATCCCAAGTATATCCCCTAAGGAATTTCCTACCTACGTTCCTGCGTCTAGTTTTTCTAGAACGAAGTCTTCTTACAACATTGGCAACACTAGTTCTACCTTCAGTTAAACTTCTAATGTAATCAGATAGATCTCTATAACTGTTGCTCATTATTATCATCACCTATAAATTCATCAAGTGTTTGTTTTTTCTTTTTAACCTTAGCAGCTTTTTTCTTTTCAATAAAAGAGTCATCAAAGTTACTATTCTGTTGCATAAAGTCAAGATATGCATTTTGAAAATGACCATCTTCATCTTGCTCTTGTAATTCAAATGCATCAAAAGCCATATCTTGAATCAATTTGTTTTTAATATATGAGTGTTTCTTTTCCTTACCGATACGACGTAGGAAAGCAAAGTAAATGATTTGCGTGAAATATGCGAACGGATTGCTCGACTTCTCTGGATCAAAATTGTCAAAGTAGTTGATACAGTTCTCGATACCATCAAGAATCATATCGTCTTTGTAAGTATAATTAATAAAGTTTGGTTTGTATGACAAATGAGTTGCAATTTTAAGAATGCACTCGCCAAGATAGTTCGGGATAATTGGTTTGGGTAAACCCTTCTCTTCCGCTTCTTTTACACTTTTCTTATATTCTTTAATTGCTGCTAAAAAGTCAGCGTTGTTTATGTAGTTTGCCACAAGTCAAAATCTCCTATTAACTATTCAATAATATAAAGTATACTACAACTTGTAATAAATGTAAAGTTTTATTTGATTGCAATTTCTGCAAGTATAAAAATTACTTTACATTTATTTTGAAAACGTGTAAACTTTCGGTGTGGGGTTTGGAGTTAAGGATCAATGTATAGTATCGTTACCTTCAATAAAGGTTCTTGCTTCTTCCTCTTCCTTCTCTGCAATTGATTCTAAGAGTTTAATTCTCTTCTGAATTTCTTCAGTACTCAATGCTTCTATTTCCTTTTCCAACTCTTCATCTCCCCATTCCAATTTTCTTACACTACCATCTTGCTTTTGTTTGATTGGAACGTGTTCATCTGCCTCAGATGCTAATCTGATATAATGCGGAATCAACATACTGTGGAGATTTTTAACAAAAAGAATATTTCTTTTGTTGAGAGTTAGATTTGAATCTTCAGCGAACTTGCAGTATGGAGTTGCTGTCACATGCTCAGAACCATGGTCTGCACCAATGATAGGAAATAAACGCAATAGTAATGGTGATGAGATCTGAATATTTTCTTCAGTTTCTTTTTCGAGCACAGCCATAACTTGTTCACCAGAAACAAGTTTAATGATTACGAAGTGTTCATTGCCAATTAGCATAGATTTACCTCTACCAGTTTAACATCAAATTGTTCTTCTGCATAAGTTTTATATCTTTCTGCAGCATGATTTAAGGTATGATTCTTCCAAGATTTCCAATGTAAGTCATCAGCTAAATCGTAAAGATTACAAGCAGCTTTACCATCCTTCAACCTTAACCCACGACCAATACTTTGTAGGTTTCTGATTTTAGATTTTGATGGTGAAGCAAAAATAATATTCTCAATCGATGGGATATTGATTCCAGTAGAGAATGTTCCAAACGATGCAATAATAATGGCATCATCTTCGCCCTCTGTAATGTGGCGAATAGATTCTCTATCTGCAGTATCA